CCATTAACGGCGCGGCTGTGTCGTTAAATGTTTTAGCGAAAATCGCTTTAAAGCCTGTACTTAACAGGTTAATCTTTTCTTGAGAAACCGCCATGATTACTTATTCCTTATGCTTCGATTTGGGCTTGAAATTCAGCTTCGGTAATGCCGAGCTGTACACAGGTGCGTTTTTGAGCTTCATTCAACTCAATCTTGCCGTCTGGTGTTTTTAGTGCTGGTAAGCGACCACCAGATAACGCCATTTTTTGATTACTTAATACAAGCTGACCAATGGCGTTATCGTCTAGCGTTAAGGCTAATTCGCGCTGCGCCTCAAACAATTCACCTGCTGCGATTTTGGCATTAATGCTGTGCGTCTTGTTTTCGTGGGCAAGGCGTGCATTTTCGGCTTTGATTGCTGCTAATTCTTGCGCTGCATTATCTTCTTTTACAGGGTTAACGTTGAGCATTGGTGTTGTTGTAACTGTTGGCAGTGTTGTATTGGTTTGACTCATTGGTTTAGCTCCCTTTTGGTTAAGCTCTTTAAATAATAGGTTGGGCAGATTAACCAGACCAACACTTTCGATTTCAGTGACATTGCGCATATCGTCTACATAATAAGTAGGCGACAAATAGCGATAGGATTTGTTTGTGACCAAAGTCTGACCCAGTGGCGTTAACTCAAGACTGGCATAAATTCCATCTGCTCGCGCTTCGAGTGTATCTTTATTAAACCAGCCGGCTGCTTCACGATAATCATCGTGATTCACAAACAATGGGATATGAGTGCGCATCGCCTTAAAAACAGTTGCTGCGCTAATTCGATAAAAGCGACCATCAACACCGCTCACATCGCCTAGCGGTGAAATACAGACTTTTTCACCTTGGATAAAATTAAGCTCTAAATTTTTAGGCATTGCTATAAACCCTGTTTTGTTTTGTTGCGACTATTAAACCAAGATATTTTGGTCAATTAAACGCACGGGTACTACCGGTGCATTTTTTTCATTATTTTTTTCACATACCATACCGACATTATTAATTTAAGACTGTTTAAGACATCAATAAAACAAAAACACATAATCACTGCTTAAAAATTCTTTGAACAAAATTGAACAAGATTGAACGTGTTTTGAACAGGGTATCAACCAATACAAAAGGTGTAAAAAGCAATGGCGCACGACAAACTAACCAAAACACGCGCTTTACAGCTCAAAAGTGACGGTTTTACCAACGATGACATCGCTACTGAGCTAGGTGTTTCAGTTTCAACCGTTGTCAGATGGACAAAAGACAAAAACACTGCCAGCGACAATATACGAACTCATATAGACATACTCAGCAAGGCAGAACCAACAGAGGCAAATGCCAAACGACTTGCAATGCTATCCAAGGGACTTGAGCGCGTTAACCGTCACGACCGCAGAATCGAAATACAGAAAGCCAAAAAACCAACCGTTAAGCAAATCGCTTTAATTGGCGAAACCGTGCAACAACTCAAAGATATTGCCATGCTTGATTTGTATCAGTATCAGCGTGATTTTTTAGATGATCATGCGCAATTTCGTCTTGTGTTAAAGGCGCGTCAAATTGGCTTTACATATGTTTGTTCTTTAGACGCTTTACTGGGTGCTGTGGCGGGGCGTAATCAGTTATTTATCTCGGCATCAGAAGATCAAGCCGTCAATATGATGCGCTACACCGAATACTGGGCTAAAAAGCTGGGCGTGCTGTTTGATAGCGCTGACAAAGTGGGCGAAAAAGTCCTAAGCAATGGCGCAATCATTAAGGCTATGGCGCACAACTTCCGTACCGTGCAGGGCTTTACGGGTGATATTTGGATGGATGAATTCGCGTGGTACCAAAACCCAAAACGCATGTGGGGCGCGGTTGTTCCCAGTATTGGCGCGGTAGAGGGGCGCTTGACCATTTTAAGCACGCCGTTTGAAGAACATAGCCTGTTCCACGAACTTTGCACCAACGAGCTGAAATATTTCATGTTTAGCCGTCGCACCATCAACATTTACGACGCGATTAACGACGGACTCAAATTCGACCTTGAAACCATGCGCGCCTTGTTTGATTCTGATACGTGGGCGAGCGCTTACGAATGTCAGTTTATTGATGACGAAAGCGCGTTATTGCCGATTAGCCTTATCAAAGAATGCGTCGATACCAAAATGGGCTATTACACACCCAACACACAAGCCAGCGTCACAGCGGGCTTTGATATTGGGCGCACAAAAGACTTATCGGCATTAGCGGTTATCGAACCCACAGCGGAGGCGCAATACCGCCTTGCCAAACTCGACACCTTTAAACAGGCAAGCTTCGACGAACAGGCGGCTATCTTAAAAGGATTTTTGAATAGCTATAGCAATGCCCGCTTAAAAATCGACAGAACGGGTATCGGTATGAACTTAGCAGAAACCATCAAAAACCAATACAAAAGCCGTGTTGAAGGGATTTATTTCACCGCTGGCAGTAAAGAACAGCTTGCCTTGGGTTTGCGCAAGTTATTTGAAGATAAGGCTATCACTGTTCCAAACGACCCATTATTAATCGCCGATTTGCACGCTATCAAGCGCAAAGCGGGTGCAAAAGGGTTTTTATATGATAGCGACCGCAACGAACACGGACATGCTGACCGATTTTGGGCAGTCGCATTAGCAGCGAGCTATTTCGACTACGCCCGCCCAATGGCATTTGATTATGCCGCCGCCCGCACCGCCTTAGCAATAGCACGTAAACTAAAAGGATTATTAGACAAATGAGTATCAGTACCGAATTAACAACAGGCGTATTAAAGCGTCGCATTGTCATCGATAGCACGCAAATTGCAGGCTATAGCGAATTGAGCGTTAATGCTATTAAAAGCATCTTACAAGGTAAGGATCTGGCAAACCTGACAAAACTTTACCGCCTAATGATTACCAAAGATAGTCATATCAGTAGTGAGCTAAAGCGGCGTAAAAGTCGCATTCGTGGACAACAAATCATTTTGACCAGCAGCAACAAAACCACACAAGATACACTCAATACACTACACAGTTCTGGATTTGTTAAGCGCGTGTTATCTAGCTTTCTAACAGCTCTAGATTATGGGTTCTTTGTGGGAGAACTATGGTACGACAACAATCTAAACTTAACATCAATCGACCAAACAGTGATACAGAATGATTATCTTGGTGTTATTTTTGTCAATACCGCCACAGGTCAGCGCATTACAATCGATGATACTTTCTTCACTATTACCAATCAAGAACAACCCATTATTCAGTCTAGTGCTCTATATAGCCTTATTTACTTATTTGTTGCGAAGCACTTTGTATTGGGTAATTACCTTAAATTTGCCGAGATGCTAGGCGTTCCTCCTGTCATTATCAACACCGCCAACCCCGACGATGTGGGACAAGTTGCGCTCAATACCATGGACTTAAAAAGCGGCGGTATCGGTGTTTATGCCAAGGACGATGTGATTAAAATTCTTGAAGGAAAAGGCTCACAAGCTGATTTTTTAGAGTTCATAAAATATTGCGACCAACAAATTAGTGTTCATATCAATGGCAATACATTAAGTAGCACATCGGACGGAAAAGGCAGTCTTGCACTAGGAAAGGTACACGAAAACAGTCAGCAACTCATCACGCAAGAAGACTGTTATTTCTTTGCCGACGAACTCGAACGATTCTTAAAAATTAAGCTAAGACTTGAAGGCTTTGTGACCGATGATATTAATGTTGCTTTTCAGTTTGCAAAAACAGATGACCAAAAAACAAAAGCCGAAACCTATCAGATTTTAGTCAATATGGGGATTGAAATTGATACTAATTTCATTCAAGAGGAGTTTGGGCTACCAATTACCAATAGCAAAACAGGTTCACAAACCAAATCAGCGAGTTTAAAAAATGCGAAAAACGAGAATTCATCAGCGCAAATTACAAAAACATGCACTTGCTGTTCACAGCAAAGCAATGCGAAAAACAGTTGGCAAAAAATGCAAAACAAGCGCGAAAAAGAAGTCAACGCGATTACACAAGCCATGTACGACCAGCTCGATTTTATGGAATCGGATACCGCAAACACTGACGAACTATCGATTCATGCTTTAGATTTTATGGTCGATGCCCTGGGTAGCTGCCAAAGCTATCAAGAAGCTCTAAACCTAACCATTGCTGCCTTTGGCACACAACCACTAAATGGTTTTACCGAATTAGTGCAAAACGCCGTTGCTAACAGCGCCTTAGCAGGCATGGCTGACGTGCAAGCCGAAACAGGCACAAAACCATGAGCGACCCAATTGGCTTTAGCTTAAATAGCCCACCAACCGAAGCTATAGACTATCTAAAGGCAAAGGGCTACGCCATTAGCTTCGATTATGACGAGCTGATGCATGATGCGCACCATCGCGCATTTACGGTAGCCAAGGTGATGCAACTTGATTTATTGGCAGATATTCATCAAATCCTGTTAGATGCACAAGCCAAGGGCACGCCTTTTGAGCAATGGAAAAAAGACCTCATCCCAACACTTAAAGCCAAGCAATGGTGGGGTGAGCAAGAGATTTATGACGAGCGCACAGGTGAATATAAAACCATCCGCATCGATGGCAACCGCCTTAAAACTATCTTTGTCACCAATATCAACACCAGCTACGAGGTGGGGCGTTGTCGGCAAATGGAGCAACTTCCGCCCGAGTTCGCTTATTTGCGTTATTGGGCGATTAAAGATGCCAAAAGCCGTCCGCGTCATGCTGCCTTGCATGGCTTGATTCTGCCAAAGTCAGACCCTTGGTGGGACGTTAACCGCCCTAAGAACGGATGGCGTTGCCGCTGCACCGTGCAAGCCTTAACCCTAGACATGATCGAAGCCAAAGGCTACAAGATTGCGGACAAAGCACCGCCGCGCATCGCGGATGTTGACTGGGGATTCAATCCATGCAAAGACAGCGCCGCCAACCTAGATAAGGCTTATTTTAACAAGGTTCAAAGCCTTGTTTGCCCTGAAAACAATGCCCGCACAAGAGATGTGTTATGTCCGTTTATCGAAAGCGTTAAGCAGAACTACAAAGCCGCCATGCTTGCCACGCTACCAACACCAGAAAAATGGGGTGAGTTTGTAGACAAAGCAATAACAGAACCATACAACCACAGCGAGCGCTTAGGGTTTTTAAGCATGATTGAGCCATTGCAAGACTGGTTAAGGGTCAATCAACCAGAAAGCGATTTGATTCAGACTGACACTGGAGGTATTAGAAACTTACTAGCTAAAGGCATTTACTCAGTTGGCATTAAGCCAATAACAGAGGTTCAAAAACCAACATTTACGCTATTGGAGATAAAAAACCTAATCAATATCATTCACCAGCCAGATGAGATTTATTTTGATAGCTATTTGATACTGGTATGGAATCTATCAGACAGCAAAGGAAAGTTGGTTATTGAAATAGACAAGGGCGATAAAAAAGCAATTTACCACACATTAAAAAGCGGCATGGTTTATAGCGAGGAAGGGTTTAAGCAGAACGTAAAAAATATGGAGAGAATCTATTGATGTACATGGTTTGGCGGCTATCGACTTCCGCATCGTTTAAGCGTAACGCTATTACCAGCTACCAAACTGCTGGGCACTAACCATGCACGCCATCATTTAACCACACCAAAGGACAAAACACAATGACCGACTTATTAACAATAATTTTTATCATCTTGGCGTTCTTTTATCTTGGATACATGGCGGGTCAAGTCACAATCTGGAGGACAAAATAATGCAATGGTTATTGCTAAATGCACACCTTTTTTCATCTGCAAAGTCTAGCAACTTGCAATCACAGAAATACGGTGCTCCGTCTTTGAATCGTGTCTTTATCTTCGGCGCACCAATGGCAACAAAAATACCTCTTTCGTTTGCAATAGCGGTATCGATTCTGTGTTTTTCATCTCTAATTTTGCACACCAAATCAAACTCTTCTATTACTACAGCTGGTTTTTTTAAGGCATTCAATTGGATTATATGGTCGTTTTTTAAGGTTTCTATTTTTTCTTTGCACTCAGACTCTAGCACCGCTATGCGTGCATCATTGCTTAGCTTTAAGGCGATAATTTCCGCTTTATGGTCATTTTTTAAGTTACTTAACTCTGCTTTATGGTTATTAGAAAAGGTGTTCGATAAAGCGCTAATTTCTGTTTTATGGTCGTTAAAAAAAGCATTCGATGTTGTTTTATTAGTATTATTTAATGCTTCTTTTTCTTTATTGCATTTGTCTTTTTCGAACCACCTGCCAACAAACACGCCAGCAATAAACGCAACTAGTGATATGCCAAAAACACCAAACCCAGACAAGTTACTAACCAAACTAATAATGTAGCCCATGACAAAAACCATTAAAAATAAAGGATATTATACATGACCACACAACTCATAACCCTTGTTACCACACTGCTCATGAAGCACGAAGGATTAAGCCTGAGCGAATACCGCGATAGTACAGGCAACCGCACCATCGGCTACGGCTGGAATTTGGATGCACACCCTCTGCCAGAAGGTATTGGCTTTGCGCCAAAGGGTAAACCAGCACGCCTAAACACACCATCAGAGGCGGTTAAATTGCTGGACATTTCAATAAAAACACACTGGCAAGACCTGATCAACGCCTTACCATGGGTCGAACATCAAAACACAACAACAAACTGGAATACCGCTCGTCAAGCTGCGCTGCTGGATATGGCTTTCAACATGGGTATAACTGTATTGCTTGGTTTTAACAACACGCTAAACATGATGCGTCTTGGTCGATACGACGAAGCAGCTAAAAACATGATGCAAAGCAAGTGGGCGATGCAGGTTAAGGGGCGTGCAGTAACTTTAAGCAACATCATTAAAACAGGGGAAGTTTAATATGCCGCCATTCATGATGCTATTGCCAGCCATTACTGACATTATCGACCGCATCTTACCCGATAAAGACGCGGCGATTAAAGCCAAAGCACAGCTTGATATGTTGCAGCAACAAGGCGAATTACAACTTATCTTGGGTCAGCTTGATATTAACAAAGCGGAAGCACAAAGTGGCAGTTCTTTTGTCGCAGGGTGGAGACCATTTATCGGGTGGGTATGCGGGTTTGCGCTGGCTTACGAATATCTAATCATGCCTTTTTTGTCGTGGATCTGTCTCAATACTGGCTTGCAACAACCGCCGCATCTTGTCATGGATGGAATGATGGAGCTGGTCATGGCAATGCTTGGCATGGCAGGATTGCGAACATTCGAGAAGACGAAAGGCGTTGCACGATGAGCGTTAGCGTGCAAATGGTAGGGCTTGAAGAAATTCAAGCCTTGCTTAAACAGATTCAAGACACCGGCACTAACACCCAGCCTGTCATGCGAGCGTTAGGAGAGATTATCCGCAACGACACAATGGACAGCTTCGAAAACAAAGCCAGTCCATTTGGTCAGTCGTGGAAACCGTCAGAGCATAATCTGCGAGACTCTGGCAGACTTGCCAGCTTTAATGTCAGCTCGACTAAATACACAGCAAACGTATATACAAGCGTTGTTTATGGCGCAATTCATCAATTTGGCGGCACAATCAAACCAAAGAATGGCAAATACTTGATGTTTAGGGGTAAGGATAGCCGATTTGCTAAGGTAACACAGGTGACTATCCCAGC